AAGGCGGCAGCGCTCACCGGCTCATACCTGCGGGTTGCGTGGGATAAATCGGTTGTCCCGGATCGCCCGTTCCTTGACGTGGTTGACGCGGACCAGGCATTGCCGGAGTTCCGTTGGGGTCGCCTTGTCGCGGTTACGTTCTGGGAGGTTGTTGCCAAGGAAGGGCAGACGGTTTGGCGCCACCTTGAGCGCCACGAAGTCTCACCGATCACCGGCAACGGGGTTATTCTCCACGGCTTGTATGAGGGCACCGACGACAAGCTGGGGGGCCGCGTTTCCCTGTTGAGCCGACCGGAAACGGCTGCGTTGGATGCGCTCCAGGCGTTGGACGCCCCCGGCACAGTGGATTCGCTGTCTCCTGGCCTGTGTGTGGAGTATTTGCCGAATCAGGGGCCGAACCGGTTGTGGCGTGACCACAATGTCGGCCGTTACCTGGGCCGCAGCTCCCTTGACGGTGTTGAACACCTGATGGACCAGTTGGCGGAAACCATGTCCGACTGGGGTCGTGCCCGCCGTGCCGCTAAAGCGCGTGTCTGGTATGACAAGTCCCTGCTGGGGAACCCCGGCCCGGGCAACGGTATGGTCGCGGACCTGGATCAGGAAGTTTATGTCGCCACTGACAACACCGTAAGGGGTCCGAATGTTGGCATGGGTGACAAGATCCAGACCGTGCAACCCCAGTTTGATCCGAAGGGTTATGCGGAGACGGCTGAAGCGCTGATTGAGCAGATTCTTCAGTTCTCCGGGTTCTCGTTGCAGACGTTCGGTATTGGTGCGTCCACGTCGCGGTCTATTGAGACGACGGCGACTGAGGTTGAGGCGCGTCAGCAGCGCACCTTCCTGACAAGGGCGCGTCTGATCCGTGTCCAGCAACCCCACCTGGCGATCGTGCTGCGCAAGTTGTTGGCGGTGGATCGTGCCGTGTTCGGCACCCCGAACGTGGACGCACCCGTGTTGGTGACGTTCCCGGAGGGTGTGCAGGAGTCGTTGCTGAAGCTGGCGCAAACCGTTCAGATCCTGTTTACGGGTGAGGCGGCGTCGAAGGATCAGATTGTGCGGATTCTGCACCCTGACTGGAATGACGACATGTGGGATGCCGAGGTTGAAAAGCTGAACAAGGAGTACGCGGCCCCGGTGATGGATCCGGAAGCGTTGCCCCCGTCAGCTCCGGGCGGTTCGGTGAAGGAACCTGACGCAACACAGGGGTGAGGTGAGGGATGACTGACCCGCAGCAAGACCGGCAGAAAGTCATCCTCACCGCCACTGTGGCCGCCGTCACGGCCGTGTTGTTGGCGAAGTTCGGTGACATGCAACTCGACCTGCTCAAAAAGTTCGCCGCCCTGGTCGCCAAATACGGTGTGAGTGACCTGCTGTTGTTCGCAATGCGGAAAACGGCGAAAGCATCGGTGGACCAGTTGCAGGGCGAAATCCCCGGCCTGGTTGCCCGGGTGGTTGGTCGTGCCACACATGATGGTGCGGAGGCTGCCGGCGGTGGCGGGGATGTTGTGCCCCGGTCGCCCCTGTTTGGGGATTCGTGGGAGTCGCATGCGGAACGATCCGCACGGGCTATCCGTGAAGATTTGACGGGGAAACTGAACCAGTTGGGGTATCGGATTACCCGGTATGCGGATGACGTGTACCGGGCGGTCCAAACGGACGCTTCCACGGCGCAAGTGCTCGGGTTGACCCCGGCGCAGGCGCAGCATGACGCGTACCGGAAACTGGTCCGTCAGGGTGTGACCGGGTTTACGGATGCTCGAGGCCGGAATTGGGAACTGTCCGCGTATGTGGAGATGGCGACCCGAACGGCTGCGGAGCGTGCGTTCAACGTATCGCATTTGGACCGGATGCAAGCCCTCGGCTTGGATTTGTTCACGGTGGATGATGATGGGCATCCGTGCCCGTTGTGTGCGCCGTGGCAGGGGAAGGTGTTGTCGGCTGTCCCGGATTCGCGGGCTGATGCGACGATCGCGGAAGCAACAGCGGAGGGGTTGTTTCATCCGCGTTGCCGCCACACGTTGGTTGCGTATGTGCCCGGTGTGACTGAGATTCCGGCGCCGCATGAGTGGAACGACGAAGACCAGCGGCGGTATGACGAGTCGCAGACGCAGCGTCGCCTGGAGCGGGAGATTCGTGCGGCGAAGCGTGAAGAGGCTGCCGCGTTTACCCCTCAGATGCGTTCGCAGGCGCAGTTTGATGTGCGGCGTGCGCAGGCGCGTATGCGTGACTTCATCGACCAGACAGGCCGCGTCAGGAACAGCAGGCGTGAGCAGATCAATTTAGGCGCGAAAGCGTAGC